TAGTTTGCGTGATTTGGCTTCGACTGTTTGCTTCAAGATTTGGATGCTTAGTCTGTTACCAGCTGCACCTTCTAGTGCTGCTGTTGCGTCTGCTTTTCCAGTTGTTGTGTTACCTGAATATGCTTCAGCAATTTTGAATGGTGACAGTGCTTCTTCACCTGCTACTGCACCGCTTGCGCCTGTGCCTGCTGTGTCGCTATAGCGAACACGTAGTGTGTGAATTTGACCGACTGGACCAGTCATTGGTTGTACACCAACTAGATCGTTAGCGATCACTGTTGGCATAACACGTCTGATCACTGGTAGGATCACACGGTTTAGAGTTGCTACGTTACCTGCAGAAGTTCCGCCCGCTGTTGCTGTCTCCATCAAATGCTTACGAGTATTTTCAAGAGTTGACTCCATCACAGCTTTTTTGTTGCCTGATAGGCCTTCAACTAGGGCACTTTTGGTCTCCTGCCAGCGACTTTCTAATAGTTCTGACATTATCTTTCTCCTTATTATAATCCAGCTAGACGCTTAATGTCAATGACATTATGGTCTGCTTTATTAGAACTGTTTGTTGTTTTGTTGCCTGTTACTTCTTTTGCCTCTGATAGAACTGCCTTCTGCTTCGCTGGAGTGTTACCTTGGATAACCGCTGGTAGATACTTGTCAAACGCAGATTGTAGTCTGCTTGTTTGTACTGATTCCAGTAAGTCTGTCATAATTTCTCTTTGGTCCTTGCTTAAAGGTCCAACGAGTTCGTTTAATTTAGCTGTACGTGTTTGTGCTTCAGTTAGACGCTTAACTTCTGCGTCTTTTGCAACTGCAACTTCCTTAGCTTTTAGTGCTAAGTCTTTTGCTTCTGCAATTTGTTTGTCTTTAGCAGCAACAACGTTCAATAGCTTTTTGGTTTCTGATGTTTCGTTTAGGTGTGAACCCATGTATTCATTAGCGAATGCTTCGAAAATCTTACGCCCAAAATCATTTTGACGTGCTGTGTCAATATCTTCTTTAAGTTGCTTGATCTCTGTTGTAAGAGCTTTAGTAACTGTTTCTTGAATTGCACTAGCACTTCTTTGAATAAAGTCTGTTTTGACTTTAGCCAAGTGTTCCTTGCCCTCACGAACTAGTCGTACTTTTGTTTCTGCAAGGTCTTTTTTGTCTTCTTGGAACTCTGCAAGTTCAGCTGCAAGTTGATCTACAACGAATTCTTCTAGCATTGAGAATTTGCTTGCCATTGCTTTTTGGTCTTCGTGTAGTTCAGAAACTTCTTTAACAAGAGTCTTTTTAACAAATGATGCCATTAAATCTGCATCTTCACGCATTTTCATAGCATACTTTGCTTTTTGCTCTGCAAGTTGCTTACGATCTTCATGTAACTCTGCCATTTCTTCAGCTAGCTTTTCGCTAACCAACTTGTCCACGGCTTCAACCATTACACTTTTATCGTGCTCGTACTTGCCAGCAAACTCTTCACGTAGTTCAGCAGTAACAGCAATTTTGTTTTCCTGTACTTTTGCGTCCCACGCTTCTTGAATTTCTGATTTCATTGCTTCTGAGATTGCATCACTCTCTAAAAGGGCTTTTAGTGCTTCCATTATTTTCTCCTTTTATTGGAGCCTGCTTATTACATTTAATAAGCTCTCTGCAATATATTTTTGTGCCTTTTCGTCGCCTTGGACTTCTTTTGAAGTTAAAATTGCCTTGTATCCACCTTTTTCGTTCATTAAATGTTCGTAAATTGGTGTAGGATACGCACCAGGGGCGCTGGGCTGTGCCACAACGTCCACAGTGATTATTTCAAAACCGTTGACGTTACCTTGAGCGTCAACTTCACCACTACCTCTCGATGAGACGCCTAGCTTCACGCCGCTTTCTAGCATTGTTCTAACTAGTCCGCCCATCGGAGTTGGTAGGATTTTTAGTTTACCGTAACCGTTAGGTCCGTCCATCCACATGCTTTCAATCATGAGGCATACACGGTCTAGGTTAATTTGTAGTCCGTCTGGATGATCTACTTCTCCTAATGGTGAGTAACCTTCGGCTATCTGCTCGTTGAGCGTGGTGACAGCCCTGCTAATCTCATTTACGGGATAAACACGCTGATTTGCGTTGCGTACTCCGCCTTGAATACAAATACCTTTCATGAAAAGATCTTTGCCTTCACTAGCAGACTCAACAACCATCTTCGCCTTATCGAAACTCAAATTTTCTCGTAGTAGGTTCATCCGTCAGTCCTTAATTAGCTGCCAATAGTTGATTTCTTATTAGCTGCTTGCTCTGGCTTGCCTGATTTCTCAGCACCGTGGCCAGGTTCGTTTTTCATGCCTGATTTGGCACTTGTACCGCCTTTAACATTTCTGTTACCTGCGTTATCTTCTTTAGCGTTTTGGTCGCTTAGTGCTGAACCTTTCAAGTTACCTTTGTTAGCTTCTACACCTGCTTCTGTGTCGCCTGCTACGATGTTAGCTGCTGTGCCGCCCATATCGTTTTTGCCTGCTACTACTGATTTAGCATTTGCGCCATTGTCGCCTTTTTTTGGCTCGTCTGTCATTTTGTTGACATACTCACGCATAACTTCTGCTGCTGATTTTTCTACTGCTTCGTCGATTTCGTCTGTAGCTTCTTCAACTTCTTCATCTGCTGCTTCTTCTACTTCCTCGTCTGCTGCTTCTTCAACTTCTTCGTCTGCTTCGAATGCCATTGCTTCTTCTTCTGGCTCTTCTTCACCTTCGTCGTCATCGCCTTCGTCGCCCATCATTTTTTCAAATTCTGCTTCTAAGGCTGCAAGTGCGTCTTTTAGATCTGCCATTGCTTCTTCTGGACCTTCGGCTTCTTCGTCGTCACCTTCGTCGTCCATATCTGGTTCCATGTCACCCATCATGTCGTCTGTTGCGTCACCACCCATATCCATTGGGTCTGCTTCTGCTTCAAACTCGTCTAGGCCAAACATTTCGTCTAGGTCTTCGTCTTCTGACTCGTCTACTTCTTCGTCAGTTGCTTCGTCAACTTCTTCTTCTGACTCATCAACTTCTTCATCAGTTGCTTCGTCTAGGTCGTCATCTTCTGACTCGTCTACTTCTTCGTCAGTTGTTTCTTCAACTTCTTCTTCTGACTCTAAAATACTACTGTAAATCTCACGTGATTTTTCTACCACGATTTCATGAAATAGCTCTTCTGCGCCTGCATTATCTTCTGCAATAAGACGCTCAAGCATTTCTTCAAACTTTGCTCGATCAGTCATGTTAATCTCCTTTATATATCTTTACAAGGCTGTCTATTATATTTACACTTTATAGAAAAAAGTACGCCGAAATAGGCTCAAATGAGCTTATTTTCTACGCACTTATGAAATTTTTAATATTTTTTTAAATTTATCGACTGTTATATGTTGTAAATTCTCTAACCCTACCAAGCTATCTGGAACAAAGTAATCCTCTGTTTCAACTACTCTTATATACCTTCGACGAGGGTTTCGTTTTATTACCATAGAAGTCTGTCTTTGCCAATTTCCGTAATATGTTGCCCTATCATTTACTTTTTTATAGTTGTCTGTGCCTGCGTAAACATTGTTTACAAGTTCGTTTTGTTTGCCTATACCTACGTAATCAAAGCCTAATATGTATATTGTTTCAGCACCATTATGACTTGCAAAGTTAAGTGCAGTAGGTCCACTGCTCCAACCTAAATTGGGATTAAACAGGTTTATTCCTTGCAACTCTCTAGTGTATTTGTTTGCATTAGTCCAAACATTATTTGTAGTGTATGCACCTGCTGCGTGTATTTCCCTAATCATTTTTGTGTCAACTGCAACCAAATAATCAGGTGTAAATTCTCTATACAATGCGTTACAACCATACACTGTGCCTCTATCTTTCAAATCATTAGGATCTATTGCCAGTCTGCTTCTGCCATTTCCCAAAACAAAGGCAATCTTTCTAGTGTGTTCTTTGTTATTTCGTATAGCTGTAACACCTCTGCCCACATCAGTTGGCACAGGATTTTTACTCAAAATTTTGCGATGTTTAATTTCACGTTCTCTAATTTTACGTGCTTTGCGTTCGTCTTTAGTTTCGCCAGGATAGATTTTTTTGGGCAAACAACATCTCCTTAAACAGCTTCTTCTGTACCTTGTGCTGCTAAGCCGTACATTGCCCTAACGTACTCTAAATCTTTTGTTGCTTCTTTGCGATGCATTTCATCTGCACGTCTAGCTTTGTTAATATCTTTAAGTGTTAAACGTGTTTTGCGTGTGTCATCAAGATTTACTACGCTGTCGTCGTCTTGCTCGTCGTAGCGATTGTCTTCAACTGGTTCCATTGTATTTTTATCAAAGTAAAATAGTTCACGTAGTATCATGTTAGTATTTATGCGCTAAAAGGATCATTTGCATCCTCTCCTGCGTCTCCTCCTGCTTCTGCACCTGCTGCAATGTCTTCGTCGCCTGTGATTTCATCACCTGCTGCGGCATCTGCATCGTCTGTAATATCGCTGCCGGTAATGCCAGCGTCACGCAATTGTGCTGCTGTGTCTTGTTCACCTGCCATGAAGAATTCATCATTTTCTTCACGCCATAGTCGTTCGTTTTCTGCAATTTCTTCTTTGCTAAGTCCTAAGAAGCGTGACATTGCAAAACGATTTGAAATAAATGGAATCTGTTGCATTGCTTGGAAAGTGCTGATTCTATTGCTATCCAGTTCCGCTTGACGATAACTTGCAAAGTTTTGCGGAGGTTGCATTTTTAAATCAAACATTGCTAAATCAATGTTGATTCCTTTTTGATGCAGATACAATTTGAATTCTTGGTTGAATACTTCTGTTAAATTGCTTTGCAGTCTTTCACAATAGTTGTTGAATCTCAACTCTTGAATGTATGCTGTGCCCACACGTCCGTCATTGTATTGAGATGCACTGTCATCAGCGCCAGTAGGCAAGTAGCTTGAAGGAATACGCAAACCGCGAACCAATTTGTTGGTGAAGTATCTAAGATCATCAATCTCTCCTAAGTTAGTGCCGCCTGGAAGTGTTTCAACTTTTGATCCACGTCCTTCAGCAGTTTGTGGAAAGAAGTAATCTTCGTTGATTGACAGTGGATTATATGAACTGTCTATGACTGTCTGGCCGCCACCTGTCTTACTTGGGATACGTCTTTGATGTATTTCTGTTTTAACACGCTCAACAAATTGCATAGCAAGGTGTGAAGGCATGTTGCCCACATCAACATAGAATACTCTGCGCTCTGGCGCACGTTGGACACGATAGATAATAATCGCATCTTCAAGAAGTTCTTTTTGTTTGTATACTTTAAAGATTGATTCTAATAGACTGTTACCAAAAGGAAAATTTTGATCAAGTCCTTCGCTCATTGACAGATGAACCATGTGTTCAGCATCAACTGCTGTTTCATTTGCTTCTGTGCTGAATCTACTGCTGTTTTGATCAGGTGTTCTACCTGTCATGTACTTGTTGTCAAGTGTTTGATAACCTTGTGTGTTAGCACCAGGTCCATAAGCAGTGTTTGTATTGATTTTTGTTGCTGCTAATGCTTCAAAGCTTATGTTAATGTCTTTTACGACATACTGTTCAGGACGTTTGCCTTCGCTTTCATTAACAATAATTTTTGTTACGTTTGCCGGATCAACATGAAACCACTTCTTTGTTTCAGGATCTCTAATAAAAAATTGATCGCCATACTTGAAAGTGTTGCGAATAATTTTAAACATACGTGTGTCAAATTCTTGAATTTTGCACCATTGCTTGAGCATTTGTCCTAGAATTTGTACTTCTGTATTGGTTGCAGCTTTGTTGAATTCTATTTTA